CGGCGCCCAAGTTCACCGAGAAGAATGATCGTGACCATGCCTGAGGATGTGTGTTGTGACTTTTTGCCAGTAGCCGCCGTAGACATCACGGCTGGAAAGACGCCCCTGCAAGTGATGAAGGATCAGCCCGTCTCCGAGATAGACCGCTGCGTGATTCGGAACGGGCGACGCCACCTGCATCAGAAAGCAGTCCCCAACCTGTAGTTCGTCCGCACCCACCGCAAAGAAACCAGCCTGGGCAAAGTTTTCCAGGTAGAGGTTTTCCCCGCGCTTCCACCAGTCGTCAAAGCGCGCGAAGTTGGGCAATTCCACCCCGCGCTCTGCTCGGAACCAGTCGCGCACCAGGGCGTAGCAGTCGAGCACGCCGTGAGACCATTCGCGGCCTACCAACGGGGCGACATAGCCCGACGGCTCGATACTTGCCCAGGCGACGCTTGGGACACTCACGATGTGCCAAGGCAGGCCACTGGCCTCACACGCCACCCGGTCGGCCTGACTGGGCTCTGGCGGGAGCCCCGGGTGGCTGTGCACCACGGCAAGGATCTGGCCCTGCTCGTCGGCTTTGGCGTAGTCCTCGGGGTGAATCACGAACTGGTCGGTCCCTACGCCGATGTTTCGGCACGGCCAGTAAACCTCACGACCTTTTCGGATCACAAGCAGTCCGCACGACTCGCGAGGGTAGGCCTGCCGGGCGTGATCGAGCGCCAGGTCTTGGTTCTCAGGCAGCATTAACGAATCAGCCCCGCAGCCGGAAAGCCACCAAAGGGCAACTCAGCGTTCTGCCCAAATCGGGCCTTGCACGATGACAGGCGCTTGCCGCAGATATCCAGGCTGCTGGAGCCAACCGCCTGGTCATTGGCATCGAGGTAGGCCGTGCCGGTGTAACCGCACTCCGACCCGCGGTAGCGCCAGGGACAGACGTTTTGAACGATCTGCCGACGAGGGAGTGTGACCCCCTCCAGATCAAACGATGCGGCCAACTCAAACTCGACCACATCCCGCGTTTCTCTGGACTTGCGGTCGACGTAGTACACGTCATCCGCAAATTCGGCCGAGGGGTCAGCCGTCGGATTGACGCCGCCTTCAAAGTTCACCGCGTCGAGGTATTTCGCAAGCGTCCTCTTGCGCGTGATCTTGGCGCCCACCAGGTCCTGGTAAGTGAGTACCAGCGCGGTAATTGCGCCGGTGACATTCGCTACCCGCAGGCGCGGCCGAGGTACCTGGCCGTTCCCATTGAACTCGAAGCCTTCAACCTCGATAGGAAACGCCTCATAGGCGTTGCCCTGCCAGACAACCCGCTGCTGCAAGGCATTGGTTCCGGCATGAAAGCGCACCGGCCCCTGGCCAAACAGGGCCAGATCCAGGACAAAGAGTTCGATCACGCTGCTGGGCGCAAGCTTTTGGATTTCGGAGGTAATCGCGGCTGCGGTCATGACAGATCAAACACCTGCTTGAAGGTGACCCGCACCGATTCGACGTTGGGCTCATCCACGGATCGACTCCACTCCTCGCACACGAACTTGGCAGCAGTGCCACCAGGCGGTGTCCAATCAAAGGCCTGCACGGCGCCCCGTGCACGCAAGAACGCATCAATTGCGGCAGCCTCGGTGCTGGTGCGCCCCCGAAACTCCAGCGACCAGACCTGAGGCTGGGTGTTGATGCCAAAGGCCAAACGCTGCTCATACCCGTCGCCAAAGGCCACACGGCGCACGGCAGGCCGCATCGACAGGTTGGCTCCAACCGAAGGGGTCCAGGTAAATGTCGCCACTTACACCGCCCTCCGGCCATCGAGCAGGCCACCGGCGCGCTTTTGGGCAAGCAGTTCTTGCCGCACGGCGCTGGCGATCGCCCGGCCAAGATCGCGTCCGCCCGAATCATCCCCGCGGCTTGATGCGCCCGCATCGGAGACGCTGACCGAAATGTTGAAGACATCCCCTGCGGACGCGCCACCGCTCATCGTGACCGGAATCGATCGACCGTCAGGCAGCGGCACATAGGCCTCTGGCCTGCTGCCTTCGCCAAAGAGGGCCAACTGTGGCGAGTTGGCGATGCCACCCGAGGCATAGCTGCGCAGCGCCATGGGGCCTGATCCGGTCATGACGCCGCCGTTGGCAAAGCCAAAGAGGCCCATCATGGCGTTGGCCAACGGAATAGTGATCGCCCGCTGAATCTGGATCCGTATGAGGTCGGAGATGATCGAGTTGGCCAGACTTTTGAAGTCGAGCTTTCCGGTCATCACAAACTGCGTGAGCGCATCGGTCATTCCGTTGAAGGCCCGGCTCGTGATCGACTCGATCTGCTTGCCCATGGCCTCAGCATCTTCGATAAAGCTCTTCAGCCCCTTTTGAAATCCGGCCGTGAAGGGTTCAGCAACCTCCTTGGCGCGCTGTCCCAGTTCCTTGGCACCTGCAGCCGCAGTACGCGCCGCTTCGGCGATCTGGCGCATGGCTTCGGCAAAGCGCTCGTTGCCAGGCGCAGCCTCAGCCACTGCACGCGCCTCGGAGGACAACTGCTCAAGTTGCCGAGCACTTTCCTCTCTGGCGGTGGCCAGACGCCGCAAAGACTCGAGCTCGCTGATCGCTCCGGACTCACGCAGCAGCCTGACCTGCTCCTCGCGGGTCTTGAATTCCGATTCGGCTCGCGAGGCCCGCTCCTGGATGTCGCGCAACGCTTCAAAGGGACTGCGAATGGCGCGCTCCAGAGTGACCTGGGCGGCCTCTCGCTCCATGCGTTGGCGCTTGGAAGCCAGGGTGGCAAGCCGCTCCTCAATTTGCCGGCGCTGTTCAGCGGTTTTGGCAACGGTTTCCAGTGCCGTGCGTAGTAGGGCCTCCTCCTGGTCAAAAAAGGTGCGCGAGCGCTCCAGGTAGTCCTGCTGCGCGTTCGCTCGCAGATCGGTGGCCTCCCGAAAGCGCAGGTAGCCCTGCTCCTGGTAAAGGTCAATGACTCGCTGGCGGCTTCGCATGATGGCCGCCTCATCGTCAGCCAGTGCCTGCAGCGCCTTGGATCGCTGCTCAATGTCCGCGAGCGTGGTCTTGAACGTCTCGCCGGGTTCCCGGATGTTTCGCTCAAGACCTGCCATCTGAACTTCGCGCTCGAGTCGGGCGCGCCGGGACATCACCTCTTCGAGTCGCGCTGTGAGTCTGGCTTTTTCCTGGGTGGTCTTGGCAACGGTGGCCAGACCCCGCTTCAAGATGGCTTCTTCCTCGGCCATGTTGGCGCGAAGCCGCTCGGTGAAGTCCTCCTGCGCTGCAATCCGGGCTGCACTTCCCTCCTGAAAAGTTAGAAACCCTTGCCCCTCATAGAGATCAATGATCCGCTGACGGTCTTTGAGCAGCGCGCTCTCGACATCGAGCGCATCCTGCAATCGTTTGACGTCGCGCTCAATCCCTGAAAGTGCCTCTGCGCGGTTGGCGTCGCTTGCCGCGTTGTACTGCAGGGTGGGACGCTGCGGCTTATCGCCCTGCGGGCTGACACCTGCCTGCGCATTGCGGCGCATCTCCTCAAAGCGCTGGGTCACCGCATCAGCAAGCAGCGGCATGTTCCAGAGATCGACGTAGTTGCGGTTAGCCTGTTCGACGATTTGGTTGCGCTTATCGAGTGCCTCACGCAGTGCCTTGCGGTTGCTCTCCATCACAAGGCCTGGCAAGGCGCCACGGGCGATGAATCCACCGGCCAGCTCAATGTCGGCCCAAACCGCCTGAAAGCTCCCGACGATCGCCTTGATACCCTGAAAGATAGCCCGCAGGCTGTCCACGAGCACGGCAACCGCATAGGCCGATGTTTCTGCCCATTTGGCAAGCGTCCCATCGTCGCGCAGCCGACTGATGCCAGCAACCGCGTTATCAGTCCCAAGCAGTATCTTCTTGAGTTCCTCGGCCAGCACCGAAAACGCCGGAATGGCGCTTGTCACCAGGGTCTGGGAGACAAAGCTGCTCTCAGCTCGCATCCGCGCCATAGCCTTGGACGCCTTGTCAGCCTCCTCGATCTGCTGCGCGGTAAGCCTGATGTTGAGGTTCTGGTTTTCCGCAAGGTCCTTCAAGAAAGGCAACATCGAGGCACCAGACTTGCCGAAGAGGTCCATGGCAAGGGCCGTTTTGCCTGCACCATCCTCGAACTGGGCAAGTTTCAAAGCGACATCGTTGATCACCTCTGCCGGATCGCGCAGATTCCCGCCAGAGTCCTTGGCAGTGATTCCAAGGAACTGCAGTGCCTTGCTGGCATCCGCCCCCTCGTCATCCACGCCGGCAAGGGCCTTAGAGAGTTTGGAGAGATTGGTGCCAATCGTCTCCATGGCGGTGCTGGAGATCGTCGCAACGGGGGCCAGCCCTGACAAGGCCGAGGTGCTCGCTCCGGTCTGCTCGGACAACTGCTGTAAAACTGCCGTTGCCTCAATCGTCCGGTCAATGAAGTCGCGCAAGGCGCCAACCGAGGCAGCACCGATCGCTACCGCAAAAGCGGTTTTGGCCACCGTTGCGACCTGCTGGAGCGAGGTCTTCATGTCGTTGGCATGGCGATCCAGAAGGCGCGCGGTGCGCCCGAGATCAGCCCGAAACTCAGACGTCTCGGCCGAGAGCTTGACAACGAGAGAGCCGAGGTCAGCCATGCTTTTTCACTTTGTGGGCAAAAAGTGCCTTGAATCGGGCCACATTCAGGCGGGCATCGTCACGGCGCTCTTCCCGTTCCACGAAGGGCATGAAGTCTTCCGGCGAAAACGCACGGGCGTGTTTGGCCCTGTTGGCGTTCGCAAAGGTTGAAGCAATCACACCGCTTCTGAGATCGGCACGCATGTCGCCAAAAGGCTCGATTTGGTAGAAGGCCATCCACTCGGTGAGTTCGTCCGAGCCGATGCGGGCGAGCAGCTCGCGCACCGGCATCCCCAGCGCAAGCGCCA